AGCTTCTCTTACTAAGTCTACACCAGCTTTAGTACCACCTAGACTTGCTCTTAGTTTGTCTAAATATGGTATACGTCCACCAGCTAAAGCTTCTATAAAATTGTCTGGTGGTGGGAATGAACCAAAGAAATCATCTGCAAACTCTTGAGATACATTAGTTTTATCAAATAACCATTTAGTTCCAAAAGATACTAATGGTGTTGTTGATGGGTATACCTGTGAACTTATCATGTTTATACCTGAAGCAAAACCTTTAGCAACCATTTTAAATGCACTATCTTGTCCAAATAACAAGTTATTAAATTTAGCATTAAAAGGCATAATAAACATATCTTCACCTGTATCAGGGTCTTTTACAAATGTACCTTGATTTTCATAAGAATAAACATTACCTGCTGCTCTTAAACCTTTGTAAGTAGTTGCACCTTGTCTAATGTAATAAGGATTCATAGCAGTTAACTTAGACCACCTTCTACCCATTTCAAAAAATACTTCAGGGAATGGAAATATATTTCTACCTATTTCAGATATTCTATGTCTAGTTTTAGTATCATATAACAATTCTTTAAGACTATGTAATGCGTGGCTAGATGCTAAATCACTTATAGTTTGATAATTATCTATTTTACCTGATTTAAGCGCAGCTGTTCCTTTTAACAGCTGTATTACGCTATTAGGTATAGCAGCAGCAACTGCTTCAGCAATAAGTTCTTTCTGTAATTTAGGTGTAAATTCTTCAAAGTAACTTGTTAAATATAACCATCTGTATTCTTTAAATTTAGGAGAACGGTGTAATCTTGCTAATGGTTCTGATAACAAAAAGTTAAATATATTATTTAACATAGAATCTAACTTTTCATTTGCTTTTGCTAATTGACTTTCAGCTATTTTAGGGTCTTTAATTAATACCTTACCTGCATCAAAAGTTTCTTGGTCAACTATAAGTTTAAAACCATTTCGCATGTCTCTTTCTTGTTTAATAGAATATTTAGCAAAAACGTCTTTAGTATCTGGTGCTAAATCAAATTTAACTGTTTTACCATCAATAACTTTTTCTACTTTACCTGTAATAATTCCTTGACGTAACTCTAAATCGCCTGTATCGGTAAAACTATTATCGAACCAATGTTGTCCTTTTTTTGGACCTACATCATAAACACCATAATGTTTACCTTTTTGCATAGACATACCTGTTCTCATTCGGATGCTAGCTTCTATTTTATTAAGATGTTCTAGTAAACCTTCTTCTGTTTTCAATTTATTCATACTTGAACCCATAGTGGCAATGTAATTATCAATCATTTTTGCTGCATCACTACTTACCATCCATTGTGCAAGTTCATCAGTACCCCAACCTAATTCTACAATTTTTCTAGCAAAATCATCATGTCTAAGTTTTTGATACTGTACTATATAACCTTCTAATGATTTTGGATTATCAGCAGATACAGGTACATAATTAACAAGTTTACTGTTTATGTTTTTGTAATTTAATCCTTGATATCCAAAGTTTGCAGCTAAAGCATCATGAAATATAGTACTCATAGTTATATCGTTTATATCTTCACCTGAATCAATAATTTGTTTCATTAATTTTTTTAACGGTGAACGTTTTGGTAATTGACCATATGAATAAGTCCATTGTAAAGTTTTTAATGGGTGGTCAAATAAACTTGTTAAATCAGGGTGTATAAAAAATGCTAACTGTTCTTCAAACATAACTCTCTGTGTCAAAGCAGGTTTAGCAATAGCTTTAGGTTTAAAGTATGTATTTGTCCAAAAATCCCAAACTGCTGTAGCTGCATCATTTTCTATTTTTGTAGTAGGTATTTTAAGTCCTGCAAAAAAACCTTCTTTTTCAATTAAGTTTTTCATATTATCTAATGCATTACTAGCAAAACCTCGTTTAGATATTAAAGGTTCTATTTCTGTGAAATACCTACCCATTAACCTATTCATCATTCTATTGTTTGTTAATGGCGCACCTTGGTTTGCTGTTTCTGATAATAAACTTGCAGAAGGAATAAATTGTGTTTCTCCTGTATCTGGATTTGTTATTTTAGGACTAAAAGAATCATAGACTAAATTACCTTCTGGGTCAGCCATATATCCTTTAAGTTGTGTTTCATCTCTATATAATTCATCAAATCTACGTTTCATAACTTCATATCTTGCTGTACCTGCACGTTCTTTTACTAACTGTAAATCAGCATCTTGTAATCTTTTAGCAAATTTATTAGCAGAACTTACTGACCAGTTTTTTATATTTGCAAAATCTTGCAAGATAATGTCTGCTTTGGCTGTACCATAACCTGTACTACGCAAGTGTCTTTTTAAAGTTTCAAATGCTTTTTGTCTACTAAAATAATTTAAAGATGATGAGGGTTGTACAGATAACATTTTACGCCATTGAGGTGACATACCTTCACTAAATTCAGCATAAAATCCTAAGTTTCTACCTAAGTTATTATCACCTGTTCTATTCCATCTATAAAATTCTTCTTTGTCTAAAACACGTTTACCATCTAATATTTTTGGTTTTAACATTTTTAATCCACCAGCATTAAATTGTCTAGGTAAGTTAGCTACACTATCTACAGCATTAAGAGTTTTATTAGCCATTCTTCCAGCCATGCTACCTAGTGAAGGAACTGTAACAGGTGTGCCTTTAGCAGCCGTTAAAGCGCTACTAAGCAGGTTAGATTGTCCTTTAGGTAATGTATCTAGTTTAAATATTTCGTTCATGCCAGGTAGTTTTAAGCCCTGGTCACTATAAATTTTAGTAAATAAACTTTGCATATCTTCTAAATTGTCTATTTCGATAGTTAATCCTTGTACTTTTTCAGGAAATTTTTGTGTCCAAGGAATGTTGTCTAATTGAGACCAGCTTTTGTTTTGTACTAAATTATCAAGTACTCCACCGTTAGTTAATTTACTAACTATTTTTTCTGTTGTTGTGTCAAACATACCTGTTGCACGACCGCCAAACAGACCATATTCTTTACGTAACTTGTTAGTTTTATTTCTTGCACCAATAACAGTGTCACTTAAATCCTTAACTAAATTTTTATCTTTTACTTTATAATCAAAATTAGTAATAAAATTATCTACGTCATCTATTGCTTCTCCTGTTACTGGATTAGCTTTGTTAGTTTTAACCCAGTCAGTAATTATTTCTTCACGTTTAACAGGAGTAAATAATTCAGTATCATCAAATTTATTTAATTTATTTAATGATTTGGTAAGCTTGCTTGCTTTCTTTAAAAACTTAATTGCTCCGCCACCAGCTATTTCAGGTAATATTCTTTCGTAACCATCAATCCAACCAGACATTGTTTTGTATTCATCACTACCTACATCATATCGAAGAGAAGCTTGATACCTACCAGAAGAATATGGTGTTTGTATTCCTAATATTTCATTCATATTAGCTTGTTTATTTTCTGCATATTCTTGTGCTAGCTCTGGATTGTATATAAATTTTCTACCAGCAAAAGCTTCTATTTGTTGAGGTCTTTGTATGGATGTCCAATGTATAGCACCATTTTCATTTGGTTTAACAATAGGTTGTCCTACGTTTGCATAGTATATTCTTTCTGCATCTTGTTCTGACCAACCACGTTGTATTAACTCAAGAATTTCTGGTTTGTAATTACCTTGACTATCTTTAGCCATTAAACTTTCAACAGTAATAATATTGTTTCTATTGTAGTTTACTGGTTGACTAGAACGTACTTGATTAAGCATTTCAAATAAATAAGCTTCTCCACCTTTATCTTTAGCTTCTTGTGCAAACGAAATCCAATCTTTAGTTTCTTGTAACCAACCACCTTTTTTGCCAAGACTTTGTACATTTGTAGTACGGAAGTCAATAGGTATAAATTGTTGAGCATATTCTTGTGTTTCGCCTCTTTCCATGTATTCATCCATAGCATTCATCTGTTGTGCATATGCCCAGGTTCTACCATTAAATAAAGCTTTGTTTTCAGGTAACAATAAGTTAAGACCAGGTATACCAAGTAATCCTTTTTTAAGAGGACTTAATGCTTCATATTCTTCTGGTGTAACTAATTCACCTGTTGTTTTATCAATAAATGGTTTTTGTATAGAACTACGATAACTAGGTGTATATTTAGCATATGTTTCACTTATTGCATCAAATGTAGCTATAGTCCACAAAGATAAGTTTTTTGCAAATTCTATTGGATTTGTAAACTCTTCAGGTGTTAAATCAATTTGTCCTATTGGTGTATCAAATTCTCCACCATCTTCAGGTATTTCTAATGGTGTAACAGCTTCTAAAGCTTTACGTGCAACATAAAGACCATTATCAATTAAATAACCTATACCAAAAACTTGTAACATATTCATAGTCATGTCGTCATTGTATCCTTTAGACTTATAATCTTTAGATACTTCTGCCCAGTCATTAGCAGCTTGTACAGCTTTTTCTTGTACAAATAAATCAGTTAAATCTTGTACTGACTTTGCGTCTACAGGTATATCGGATTCTGCTAATGGTTTAAGTATTTCAGGAGGTAATACAGCATAACGTTCAGTAAAGGCTAGAAACCTTTGCTCAAAGTTAGGATTTGCGTCTAGGTAATCATTATATTGTTTATAACGTGCTTTTTGACGTTGACTTTGATTACCAAAGTTTTCTATATCATAGATATCATTAAACATTATGTATTAAAGTTATAATTTTGTCTAGCGCGTGTATTCTTTAATTGTTTAATATATATATTGTTTTGATTTCTTGCATCTAGTACATCTAGTAAAATATTTACATCATCCTGTGCAGATGCAATTTCTTCAATACCAATACTCTGTCCTGTAGCTCCACCAGCTCTAGGGTCTTGTGTTACTAATTCTGTACCTGTAAATACTTCTGGTTTATTTTGTTTTACTATTTGTTCTCCTGTAGGTGCAGTTCTAGATAAACCATTAACTGCTTGTTGTCCTTCTACAAAAGCTTTATTTTCTCCAGATTTTGCATTAGGTAATCTACGTATAGGTTGTTTTAAAGGTATTTTTGCAGAACCTGGTCCACCATCTGTTCTATTCATTCCTTTGCCTGCTCCAGGACCTGGTGCTGATACAGGTGCAGGATTACTAGCTTGTCTATAGCCGCCTCTAGTACGATTCTTTCCCATTATAAAATTCCTTTGTTATTAATATAATAATACCTTTTTGTGGAGTTATAATTTCAGTTACATTTTCTGAAAGTATATCTAATTCGTCAGTTACACCGTATTCTTGATAAATCATGTCCCAAAATTCATTCTCTACAAAATCCATTACATTCCTAATGCTTGTGCAACAGTAGGAGGTTGTCCACCTTGTTGCGCTAACATTTGTTGTTGTTGTATCATAGCCATTTGCTCAGGTGTCATCTGTGGCTCTTCAGGAGTGTAAAACTGTCTTAGGATATCAAGTACATTACCTGGATTTTCATATATAGCTATTGCAGCCATTGTTGCTTGCATGTCACCTTGTGCTGACCTAGCAAGTATTGAATCATATAAAACAGTTTCTGCTTTATTTTTTCTAATACGTTCTTGTACCTTAGCTACATTTTCAAGACCATCAATATTATCTTGTAATGTTTCTATATCTATAACACCAGCTTGTAGTAACTGTAAACCAGTAACAATCTTCTGTGGCTCATCAAATCCTGCCATAACACCATAGATACGTCTTGTTCTATAATCTCCACCAATATCTACTAATGGTTGATAGTTTTCAGAAAATGCAGTACCGTTTAAATAACCTGCTATAGGTTTCTTAGTAATACCTGTTTGATAAGACATGATTGTATCCATCTCTAATCTTTTTGCATCCATCTCTGTTAAACCAACTTTAATTAATTCTCTATACTCATTAATCATTAATGACATAGTTGAGTTAAGTTCTGATAATCCTGCACCAGTAACAAAAGAGTTAGGTGACTGTGAGTCATCAGTAACTGGATAACCACCTACCATACGTAGTTGTCTTTCTAATCTATCGACTTGTTGGAACAACTGATACGGCATATTGTTTTGTGGTTTAGAAACTTGTGTACCTGGTGACAAATAGTTTATTGCAAATCTACCTTTTCGGTATTGTCCGCTTTCTATCTCACCTGATATGTTAGTTTCTGTGAAAACACTATCTTCCATAGCTATTGCTGACATAATGTTTATTTTTGCCATCATAGCCATTAAACCTATTACGTGGTCATACTGACCTTTAAGTTGGTCAAAAGATACACGCTTAACAAATACAAATGGAGGTGTACTTAATGTATTAGGTATAAAATCTAATATTAAGTTTCTTTCAGGAAATATAATGTATGTTCCACCTTGGTCATAATATTCAATAATCCTTACACCTTGAGAAGTATTATCCTCCCATTGTTGTTCACGATTAGTGTCATATGACATAAACGGTGTTGCATAGTCTTGATACTCTTGACCTGTATCATCCTCGTCATCTTGTTTTAAAATCTCTTTAGCAAACTCAGGATAGATTTGAGCTAGTTTATATCTAGGTACTCTACGTACAACAGCTAACTCTCTTGGTTTTTGGTCAGGTCCAAAGTTTCCTGGAAATGTATCAAAAGGGTCTCTTAGTTCTGCTGATGGATAGTAATAACCGTTAGCATCTCTTTTTGTTGAGATAACCCATGCACAGAAACCATAACCTGGTAACCACCTAGCAGCTTGTGCTAACTGTAAGTTAAGGTTTTGTTTCTCATCATAGCTAGTAACAATACGTTCTAGTTTCTCTGCACGATTTTTTGCTCTAGCAGAATCTACTTCATTAGGTACATCTACTCGTACTTGAGGTACACCTGAAATCTTTTGTGCAAGTCGGTCAATACCAGACTGCAACATGTTAGGAGCTGGTAGTAAATCAGCATCTGAGCTTTCCATTGTGTCACCTAGTAATGCTTTAATACCATCTGGCCCACCATTTAAAATAGCTTTAATTCTAGCTTTACTAACTTGTCTATCTTGTACGTTTTTACCAGATGTTAAGTTAGCAGCATTAGCTATAACTTCTTTATAATTTTTTACATCTATGTTTTCTATTCCCATGGTGCGTTGTTCATCTCCGTCATTTTGTATTCCCCATAACTAGGATTATAGTCTAAACCCATGTCCGCAGTATGCTCTTTTTGCATACGCCTAAAAACCTTCATAGGAAACCAACTAGCCATAACTATATCAGTTTTTTCCTTATTTCGCTTTGAAACAGGTTTACCATCAAAGTATAACAGTTGTTGCCTATATTGCTGTACTTTTGCATTTGACACACCATCACCGACAGGTAAGTGTATACGTCTATCTTCAAATAAGTCTGCCATAGCACCTACACCATACAATGGGTCATGTTTGTTTTTACCTGTAAGATGTCCTTGTACAGTAATACCAGTACGTAATGTAAATTCTTTTATGCTTGCATCTTGTCTAATTGCAGACTGAAAACCGTTTTCTTCTACTATCCAATGTCTACAATCGTACTCGTGTAACCATACAGCCATTTGGTCAAGTGCAGCTCTAATACCTCCACCTTTTTTATTTTCTAAATCAACTAGGTATAACTCACCTTTGTATTGGTCTATACCCCAAAGTACTGCAGCTTGGTAACCAGATGATGCAGGGTCAAGTCCAGCAACTAAATGTAAGTTCTGATACATCTGCCCCATAACTAAATCTGGTCGCATACATTGGTCAATAATGTTCATAGTAAATATCTGTGTACCCTCTATGTATGCTTGGTTGTAATACACCATCTCGAATGTCTGTCTACCACCTGTAGATTCAGCAGAATGTAACCTAGACATTAACCATCTGTAAGAACGTTTACTTGCCCATAACATACAGTCTGTGTGATTTTCTTCTTCATGTTCTGGTATTGCACAATCTATAGCGTGTGCTGTTTCTACAATACTGGTAAAGTTATCTGCAGCTAGTAAGTGATTATATAAATCATC